TGCACCTGGAGGAACATTGTCTTTAATCCAAGTGAGTAATTGTTTTTTCACATCAAGTTCTTTCTTAGCAGGCTTTCCTGGTTCTTTAAGTACCAAATACTTGAAGTCTTTAATCACAGGATTGCCCTTCTTATCTTTGTATGCTTTACCTGTTTGCGGATCAACAATAAAAATTGTATTCTCTGGATTATTTAGAATGACATAAATCCCACCTTGAACAGTTGGCGGCATAGCTTTTGTTACTAAGTTATATACAGTCTGTGCCGCACCTGCGTGAGTCGCAAGCAAAATATCTTCAGGCACAACTCTTGCCCTTGATTTGTTATTCTTGATTGCAATCTGATAATTAGTCAGAACCCAAGATACGTGAATGTTCTTTGGTTCATATCCAGCATCAAACAGTTTCGGCAAAACATCTGTCATGTCTGAACCTTCTTTGAATGTGCTGTCAAAAATAAGATTTGGCAATTGCCCTTTTTCAGCGCCAGCAAGCATCAAGTCTAACGTCTTGTTTTTTACGTCAGTCGCACGAATAAGAACGTGTAGAATATAAACATGAGTCGGAGTCTTAAGATTCAATTCACCCATCTTTAAATTCTTGTCTGTCAATTCTTTTTGAATAAGTTCTTTATCTTTCTCAGAAATCTTGTCGCCATACTTGGCAAGCAAATCTTGGGTTGTGAATTTACCAAGCGCATCTAACTTTTGAAATGCAATCTTCAATTCATCTACGTCACGTATTTTAAACTCAGAGCCTTGCATGAAGTGTTTGATTGCAAAGCCTTTACCTGAACCCGCACCACCAGCAAGGAACACAATCTGCCCATACTTTGCACCATTGTTGTAAAGTATTTGCTTCTCTACAAGTTGAGTCGCTTTGTAGTCTTTTAAATCTACGTACTCTGAAAATTTAAGTTTTAAACTCATTTGAAGTAACTTTCTTATAAGTATTGTAACTCTGACAAATCTTTTTGTGTCAAATCGTTTTGATTAAAATTCATCGGAATTGAACCTCTTGATAATTCCAATCTTTTGATATATGTTGTTAGTGTGATATTGTGTTTGACTCCAGACACAAAATATCTGCCACTATGATATTCATCACTAAGAAGATTTGATTGCCCAGGTAACAGTTTTTTATCTAGCGAACTAGGAATCACAAGATTGACAATATGTCCAGCACCAATATTGTTTGTCGCACCTTGAATATCAACTTCTATCTTAAACATGCTCTTTGATAAACTGCCAAAAATATTATCTTTTAGCCAATAACTTCTTTGAATTGACTCATTGAAGTATGGAGAAGAGAAGATCAATTTTCTTCCTGGAGTTTCTCCGTTGTTATTGTCGTAAGTATTAAAGATATTGTTTTTGTCTATAAGTTTGTTTGTATAAAAGTCTTTAGTGCCATTCTCATCTCTCGAATATCCAACATTAGTTACTGTGGAATTTCTCTTGATTGGATCAAGAGATGTTATTGTCGTATTGTAATGTCCAAATAGCATCATTTCCAGATGATTAAAGTTATCTTTTTTTGTCAGTCTTTTAGTTCGAATATAACTTGGTTCAATTTTAGCGTCTTCATTTGGACTATAAACTACATTGTGAATACCACTTGTGGTAGTATCTTCCACTAACTTATCATAACTTCCAAAAAAGTGTGTCGATGCAAATGCTTTTCCATCAGCATATGTTCCAACTACAGGAAAAAATCTTTCAAAGAACAAAAAGAATTTTGATCCAGAACAAGACCTTTGCGCCATTGCTTCAATTGCTTTGTGTGGCATTAATCCTGTAGATATGAAAGGATTAGTTAATGTTATCTTTGGATCCTCTAACATCAAATCATTTGAAGACATTTCACTAAAAATAGAACGAACAGCAGTCGCAATAGACATGTTCTTATAACTTTTATATAAATTCTTTTTCATTGAATTTACAAAACTTCTAGATGAAAAATAGAGTAAGTATCTTGCGCCTAGACTTTCCATATTAAGTGTGTGTGCGCCAATCTTATTGACAATCAAATCTTCACGCCAAATTAAAATTTCATTTGTGTTTGGCTTAGCAAATTGTATCAGTAACTTTTCACCACCTTGAAGTTGAAACTTTTCTATACCTCCGCCAAGGTCAGTCAAAGTAATTGATCCAACAATTGCAGATGAAAATATATTCTCATCAATGTCTAAACTTTCAAATGCATCTAATAAAGATATCTGCAAGCCTTGTCTTGTCACAATAGACAATTGATTGATTACAAAACTTCCTCCAATTGCTCTTGGTACTATATCTTTTGTGTTTAGTGTTAAATTCGCATTTTCGAATCCAACATCATCTTCCATTCTTCCGAAAGGATTAGATAAATTATAATTTTCTGAAATTGCCATATGTTATACGATCGGCTTACTTAAGATCGATCTTAATCCTGATTCTAGTGTGCTTATCATATTTGGGTTTAAAATTTTAATTTTAGACTTATTTGTATTTAATTCTAATTCATATTCATAAACTGTTTCTAGACTTCTACTGTTTGATGGTAAACTTGTATATTCTAATACATCAATTATATTTCTGCTAGAATCATAGTAATACTTTGTCGTTGACAGCGCAGTTTGTAAACTGCCATATTTTTCTGTGAGATATTGTCTAAATGTTTCAGAGTTTTTTGGCCAATCATCATACATGCTATGCACATTGTTAGTCAGCATGATGATCCAATCGTATCCTGGATTGCCATAAAATTTATATGAAATGTAGTCAGGACTTTCTCCGTCTTGCACAACATATGGTGTATATCCAATCGATCTATATTGTGTGATATAGTCTTTTAATTTTGATACGACATTGATATCAATTGCTTTTAGATAGTTGTAGTCATCTATCTTATAAGCGATTTTGGGGTAGTATGCAAATATACTCATTAGAAAATTGTCCTATTTCCGCTTTGTCCGTCTGCAATCTGTCCTGCCAACGGCAATGTTGTTTCTCTTAAAGCAATACTCAGAGTAACTTCTGATGGGTAATATTTACCAGTATCAGTTTCGTTAGAAAAGAAAACCATTTTATTTTGTGATCCATAATCGACTTGTACATTTTCTATGACGCAAAACTCACTAGCAAAAACTTCTGCCAAACCTGCATCAGCACCATTAGGTGATCTTTGCAAAACAATTTGAAATTTACACATGTCTGGATATCCAAAACTAAATGTTCTATTCGATGAACCTGCTACATTTCCTCCAGCAAAAAGAGAAGTTATTTGATCGTTTGTGAGTTTAGTATTTTCTGCCGCTTCTTTTTCTCGGGTTGCTTGGTCTTCGCTTGCATCGTCTTTTACTGAGTTAACTGTTGCGCCCTCAGCCGTTATGTCACTACCGGCTCCTTTAGCTGATGATGCAATTCTAAACGTTTTAATGATATTCATCATTTTTTCTGCTTCATCTTTACTTGTTGGTTTCATTACAAAAGGTAGAGTAAATCTTCTAAAGGTTGGACCCGAATAAATTAATTGCTGAAACGTATTCAAAACTTTTCTTGTCGCAAATTCATATTGCGCTTTTCCCGACAGACCAGCAGATTGAATAAAACCTGCGGCACCAGCACCGCCACCAACTAATTGTTTATAAAGCGCATCAACTCCACCTTTAACGGTGGCGAATGAAAAGGCTATGGCTCCATCTGCCGTTGGTTGACCAAAAATATTCTGGCTTTCTTGATATCCATTTTGAAGTGCGCTTTGGAACGCTCCAGCCATACGTATAAATAAGATTGGTGATCCAGTTGCTTTAAATTTTCCTAAATTATCGTAGAATTCAAATCGAGCCATGGGAGTTATAAAGTTAGAATGTCCATAATCGGAACCAAAAATTATAGTTCCACCCGCTGGATATGGTCCTGTGTTTGTGTTTAAACCAAATGGCGTAGAGGTTGCCATATTTTTAATTCCTTATTAAATTCTATTATTCTATTTATGTCATACAAAGGTAAATTTAAACCTAAAAACTATCAAAAGTACAAAGGTAACCCAACAAATATTACGTATCGGAGTTTGTTGGAAAGAAGATTCATGGTTTACTGTGATGAGACTTCATCTATACTCGAATGGTCTTCTGAAGAAGTTGTTGTGCCTTATGTGTCTCCTGTTGACAATAGATATCACAGATACTTTGTCGATTTCTGGATGAAGTACAGAGACAAGAACGGAGATATTAAAGCTGTGCTAATTGAAGTCAAGCCAGATATACAAACACGCCCTCCAGTTAGAAAAAACACACCAAATGGTAAACCAACTAGAAGATTCATCAATGAGGTAATGACATGGGGTGTCAATCAAGCAAAGTGGGAAGCGGCAACAAAGTACTCAATTGAAAGAAATTGGGAATTTAAAATCATAACCGACAAAGATTTGAGATAAATAGAAGATGATATTTGATAACATACTCATTCAAGGCGCTAGACAAGGCATCATTCCTGCAAGAACAGTTGCGGCAAGGGATTGGTACAGATCAGCCGCAGGCAAATTAATGTCAAACATAACTCCAGGAGTCTTTGAGAAGAGAACAGATGAAGCCAGAAAAGTTTCATCAATGGAATTTGGATATATGTATGCATTCAAGTATGACCCAAAAACAAAAAACGATTTACCATACTACGACACATTTCCATTAATCTTTCCTGTAAGAATGGACTCTGATGGATTCTTAGGGATCAACTTTCATTACTTGCCACCAGTCTTACGTGCTAAATTAATGAATGCATTGTATTCTACGTTGACAAACAAAAAATATGATGATACAACAAAAGTCAAAATTTCATACTCTATTCTACAGTCTGCATCTAAGTACAGATACTTTAAACCAATGCTAAAGAAATATTTAAGAAGTCATGTGCGTTCTCAATTCTTAGAAGTACAAGTGAATGAGTGGGACATTGCTATCTTTCTACCAACAGAGTCTTTCAGAAAAGCAGACACGGGTCGTGTTTGGGAAGAGTCACGCAAACAAATAGGAAGAACATAAGATGACAACAAATTACGCAATAGCAAATTTAAGATCATCATTAGGAACACTTCTTCGACCAAATAATTTTAGAGTCAAATTGACTCTGGCTAGTACTACTGGTAGAGCAGATCAACCACAAATATCTACAATAGCAAGCACATTTGAATTTAGATGCGAGAAAGCAGAACTACCAGGAAGAACAATTGCTACTAGCGATGATATGGGATCAGGACCGTCACTAAAACTTCCATACGATACAACATACAATGATATTCAACTGTCTATCATTTGTGCTTCAGATATGGCTGAACGTAAATTCTTTGAAAAATGGATGGACTTTATTGTCAAACCTGGCGATGTTCCACAAGCTGGAACTGTTGCATTCTATTCGGAGTATGCTTTGGGAAATAAACTTGAGGTTTCTCAACTTACTGATGCTGGAGTACCTGCTATAACATACACATGTCATCACGTTTATCCTATTGCAATTACACCCATGAATGCAACATGGGATGAGATTAACACTTATCAGCGATTTGGCGTAACACTTGCGTATAGATATCATACCTATGCGTAATTTTTTTTAATATAACTACCGGAGAAATACTATGGCTTTACCAAAAATTAGCAATCCAATATTTGAATTGACTTTACCATCAACAGGAACAACTGTCAAATATCGTCCATTCTTAGTGAAGGAACAAAAAATTCTTTTGCTTGCAATGGAATCAGAAGATCAAAAATCAGTTTTGCTGGCAATTAAACAAATTATCAATAATTGTGCTATTGATAAGATCAATCCAGATGAAATTCCAACATTTGACTTAGAGTACTTCTTTATGAGACTCAGAGCAAAATCAATTGGAGAAACAATCGATTTGAAATTACGTCATCCAACTGGATTCAATTCTAATGTTCAAGAATGCGATGGCATTACAGATGACAAATTAAACTTATTAGAAGTTGAAGTTGTCAAGACTGAAGGTCATACAGACAAAATTGTTCTTGATGAAGAAACTGGCATCGGCATTAAATTGAAGTACCCTAACGTTAGTATGGCAATTGAAGCCAGTAAAACTAATGAAGGTAAGAATCAGATGGACGTTGCAACAGATGCTATTATCAACAGCATTGAATATATCTTTGATAATGAAAATGTCTACAAAAAAGAAGATTACACAAAGAA